CCAAAACAACAAGCTCCACCACCACCACCTGAATCACCAGAACCAGCATCATTAGTTGCACCTGAACCGCCTCCTCCCCAAATAAAGATCAAAGCTAAATTACCTGTCGTTGGTTTTGTCCAGGTTTGAGTACTACCTGTGTAATCAAAAGTATAAGAATTAAAGACTGAACTTAATGCCCATGACAAAGCACTTCCATCTGTAGTAAGACTCTTTCCTGAATTACCTCCTTGGCTTGGTAATAATGCTGCTATTGCTGCGGCTGCTGTTACCTGACCTGTTCCTCCATTAGCAATACCTGTTACACCTAACGCATTGACGACAGCACTATCAATTACAAGCGCAGGAATCCAACCCGAATCAGCAGCATTTCTAATCCACAATTCTGGTTTTCCACTACTCGTTGCAGATGTATCTGTATTAACAAATGGCATATAAGCCGCCGTAGTACTCGGCGCACTATTGCCACTATTTAAAGTTTGAAGAGCTTCAAGGTTGTCATTAATATCAATCCTTGCTTGTGGGAAGGTGACATTTTCTAAACGCTCAGAATTTGATCCTCCTGATGGGTTTGCTTGTGGCATTAGATGGCCCTCCCGAATCCTGTCACGGTATACATAAATTCTGTATCTACATTACTCCCATTATTGAATGTTGCGGTGAATCCTGTTCGACTCAAGCTAGAAACACTTACAAATAAGTTTGAGCTAGAGGAGTTTGGAGTAATCTGAATCTGTGGAGTATTATAAAAAGCTTTTTCAAAAGTCACGTTATAAACCCCTGTTGAAGCAGATGTATTAGCAGCAACAGAAGCACTATCAGTTCTTTGTAGTAAATCTAAGGTTGCACCTAAGTCACTAATTGTTACTTTTGCGTCTGTGTTATTTGATGTAATTACGGCTTTAACCTGAAGACCCCTTGCTCTAATAATTGCAGCTTCAAATTCTGCCCAATCTCCCCATGTAGGAGAAGAACTTGGATCATCAGGAGTAGTTCTTACATATAAATCGACATTCGCTTCATCAATAACCGTTCCATCCATTTTTCCTGAAGCATCATCAAATAAACCAGTTCTCGAATCCCACGCCGTTCCTGTAGCTGCAATCGAATTACTGATAACTTCTTTTCTTAAAACAGCATCATATTGAACCCCAGAATGTCCAAAATCAAAGGTCGTTGCAAATGTATATTCTCCTTCTTCATCTCCATCAGCATAGAAGGGATCATGGTATCCAGATGACACATAAGGATTAGGAGTTAGGACTAAATTATTACCTGATTTAGCTAAACCACTATTAACTTTAGTTCCACTAAAGGCGGTTTCTTCACTCCATGTTTTAACATTTAATCGTCTTGTTGTTTCAGGTAATGTTGTTGTAAAAAATGCAGGATTTGTTGAATTATTTCCTAGATAATCCTGTGCCTTAACAAAATACGTTCCAGCTAAGAGAGGAACCTGTTTTTGAGTTGAAGCACCTGAAACACCATCAACAATTTTATTACTTGTTAGCCAACTAGCTCCTGAAGTTCTAGGGTCATGCCTAATAATAATTCGACCACCTAACTTAACATCTAACTGAGCGACTTCTTTCCAAGATAAAACCGCTAAGGTTTCAGATATTGGAACCATTGATAGCCCAGTAATATCGTCTGGATTACCCTGTAATCCTTTAACGTCATATTCACCGATTGCAGGTGTACTAAATAATATTCCACTAGAACTAATACTTGAAACTTGTATTGCATACGTTCCAACCTTTACATCCATTAAATCAATCGTTGTATTATTTACAATTTCAGTTGTAAAATTATCATCCTCATGTCTCCATTTAACTCGATAACGATCTACACCTGATACACCTGACCAATGAAATGTAATCTTTACAGCAATTTTACCGTTTAGTTCATATTGAAGTTCTTTAGTTGTTGTTCCGTCATAACGTGGAACATCTAATATTTGAACATTTGCAGGAGCAGCAGGAATAACATTTAAGTTTGTAGTATCTCTTGCTTCTAAAGCAATTCCTTGTTCAATATGTGCATATTTACTTTCATTATGTGAAACAGCCTCAACTGTATATAAGAAATCATTCTCTTCTTTGATTCCTACTACTCTCCATAAAGACGTTAATAAGTCTGAACTTTCTACCACCCAAATACTATTAGCATCTGGTATTGCTTGGAAGTCACTTCCAACCGTAATAATTCCCGTTCCTGTTGCATAACCTGTATCCCAATAGTTCCCAACACAGTAACTACCAACACTTGTAATTGTATGACCAGAATCAATCGTCCCATCAGGCAAAATAACACTTAATGATGGAGAATTGCCAAGATTGATATTACTTATATCTCCGCCATCATCAATGTTAATTGAATTAATAGTAGCTGAGCTAATCCGTCCTGCTCTTCTTGAACCTGCTTTAACAGGGTCGGCAACTGAAATAATTTGCCCAGGTTTTAATAATTGAGCAGTAACTAAGCTAGAAGTAAAAGCAATGATTTCACTATTGTTTTCTTCGTACAAAAGCCATTTACCTAATCTATTAGCTTGCGCTCTACTGGTACAAGCAAAAGCAGTCACACTTTTCTTGACAACTCCCCTTTTCGCAATTGCAGCCGTATCTTTTACAACTTCATAAGCCCTATCTTTTAATACTAAATCTAAGTAAGCAACTACAATAACTGTTGGTTTATTTTTATTACTTGCGTTGGTATAGGAGAACCCTTCTTCCGTCACATTACTTTGATTAAAGTTATAAACAGGATCAGAAGGTGAGTCTTGAGCAATAGTTAAACTTCCATCTTCCCAAAAGCCTTGACTTCTCATCACAGAGAGAAGTTGATTAACTACGTTATAAGCTTCACCTGTTGAATTAATTGTTGCATTACAGCTAAATCTTGCTTCCTTTGTTGTCGCTCCGTCTAACGTATATTCAACTTCTTCGTTTGCATATTTACTGGCACGGAAAAATGCCCACTTGTCTAATTGTGTACTATCAAAATGATCCCCAAGTCCAAATCTAGTGTTTAGCATTAATGCATATAACAGCCAAGCAGGACAGGCTGTCCATGTTGCAGCTTGGAACGTTCCATCCCATACAAAATTAGTCGGATAAATTATTCTTCCTGTATCACTATCAACTGTAACTCCTGTTGGTATCTGTACTTTTAAACCTTTAACATCATATTTTCTTGAAGGAATTGAACTGAATTGTTGTGCATCTAACCTGACACCAATTAATGCACTATTGGCATAAGTTTGAGGATTAAATTTGACAGTGGTATAAGAACCCCAATTAAAAGCATTTGTCAGTAATTGGTCATTACTATCTTCAGTAACTCTTGTAACTTTAACAGTATAAGTTGAATTAGGATTGTCATCTTTATTGAACCTTATTTCATATTGTCTGTTATAAGCATCGGCTGTTCTTCCTCTAATCGTGTCATCAACAACTTCATCGTAAGCCGTCTCACTCCCTGTTGAGATATTTGTATATTTAACAGCTATTTTTAACTGAACGCTTGTGCCTAATGTGTCTCCATTGGAATTATCTATTTTCTGTAAACTAGGAATTGTAATTGTTACTCTGACAGCATCAACACTTGTATCAGAAATCGTTCTTGTGACAGGAAAATCTTTAGTAACAGGAACATTAACAGACGTTGCAGATAACGTAGATTCAGATGAATCTAAAGGAATCAGGGTTTGGTCTGCTGTCCCAGTTCTTTCATATAAATCAACATCTTGAAAGTTATACGTTCCATCTGCATTTTGTAGAACTGTATCGTTAAAGAAAACAGACTTTAAACCATTAGCCAACCCTTCAATCGGGCCTTCTGCAATAACCTCTGTAACGTTTGCAAATTCTCTACTATCTAAGCTATCTCTGGCAGTACGAGGAGTTCTGCTACTACCTCCACCTCCTTTACCACCACCACCAGCACCAATAATTGTTGTAGTCATGTGTCTACCTGAACGGTATCAATACCTGCGCTGACAACAACGCTTCCTGTTATTGTACGTCCCAAAACAATAGGGACAGGAACACCAGCAGCATTTGTATTGGTGATGCCACTAAAGTTAAACGATTCTCTAGGATCTTCAGTTCTTTCAGGTGTTTTAGGAGTAGGAGCAAGCATCCCTGCTATGCCTCCAAACACTAATCCTGCTCCGATATACACCATTGATTTAGCAGCAAAACCAGCAGCTCCAGTTCCAAAAGTTATACCACCTTTCATTAATCCTGCTTTTGCTACGGCTGCACCACCTGGAATCATAAAAGCTGCTGCAACTAAAGCTACTCCTAATATAATTTTCCCTGTATTTCCACCAGCACCAGCAATAACAGGTGTAATTAATATCTCATTTTTACCAATTGGATCTTTTAATTCGTCAACTCCTATTGATGTATTTCCTACACAGACAACATATTCTCTTTCTGCCATGTGACGATCTAATCCTGCAAAATTAGCCACCAACATCCTTACGCTTTCTGCTACATCAGCTATATCCGCAACAATCTCTTTCCTGCCTGTAAATTCAGCCAGTTCCCCATATAGCTTTACTGTTCTCATGCCTTAATTTCTTACCTGTACTTGATTGTAACCA